GCCGAACGCACATACCCGCGAAATTATTCGATTGGGCTACGATAGGGGTTGGAGGTGGTTCCCTTGCCCGCTGGCCGTCCGGCTAAGCCGATTGAGCAGAAGCGTCTTCTTGGCAACCCTGGGAAGCGTGCGATGCCGAAGGAGAGTGACTTGGTGGTCCTTCCGATGGCGTTGGACCGTCCCGAGCCGCTTCGTGAGTTGGGTGAGGCTGGGTCGGCTTTGTGGAATCGTGTTTGGGAGAAGGGCTTGGCTTGGATTAGCCCCGGCTCTGACATTGAGCTTCTTCAGATGACGTGCGAGATGTTGGATGAGCGTGAGCATCTTCGCCGGTTGGTGGCGGAGTTTGGTGAGCGTGATGACCGTCGAAGTTTGAGGGAGTTGGACCGGCAGATTGTGTCGAGCTTGTCTCTTCTTGGGTTCTCTCCGTCGGACCGTTCTCGTCTTGGTGTGGCTGAGGTGAAGGCTCGGTCGGCGTTGGAGGAATTGAGGGCGAGCGCTAGTGAGCTCTGACGCTTGGCCTCCTAGATGGTTGACACCTGTCCCGGAGGAGTTCTTGGGTTCACCTCGTGCCGAGTTGTATATCAAGTTCATTGAGACGTTCGGAATCATCACGAAGGATTCTGTGGCGGGCTTGACTGGTGAGAAGTTGGTGTTGCGGGATTGGCAGAAGACTCTTCTGTCTCATATCTTCGCTTCGGATGAGGCTGGGCTCCGGAATCGTGTGAACCTGATTGGGATGCCTCGAAAATCCGGCAAGTCAGCGCTCGGTTCTTCGATGGCTCTGGCATCTTTGACGCTCGGCCCGAAGGGTGGCGAAGTGTATTCGGTGGCCGCTGAGAAGGAGCAGGCCAGAATCGTGTTCTCGGATGCTCGCCGCACCGCTGAACATTCACCTGACTTGTCCGAGCTGTTCCGCTTCTATCGTGACGCTATCGAGTTCCCGGAGAACGGGTCGGTGTACCGAGTGCTCTCGGCTGAGGCCTATTCGAAGGAAGGATTGAATCCGACGTTCGTGCTCTTCGATGAGCTTCACGCCCAACCGAATCGAGCGCTCTGGGATGTGATGAACTTGGCTCAAGCGTCGAGAGGTCGAATGGCGACCACCGTGGCCATCACGACGGCCGGCTCGATGAGGGACCAGACTGGTGGCGACTCGATTGCCTACACCCTCTACCAGTACGGCAAGGCCGTCTCGCTCAATGAGATTGACGACCCAACATTCTTCATGGCTTGGTGGGAGGCCGAGGGTGACTACCGTGACCCTGAAGTGTGGCAGAAGGCGAACCCAGGCTACGGTGACCTCTCTGACCCGGCTGACTTCGAATCATCGGTCCGCCGAACAACCGAGTCAGAGTTCAAGACGAAGCGACTGAATGTCTGGACGTCCGGTCAGGACACTTGGCTCCCTGACGGCTCCTGGGACAAGTTAGGTGACCCTAACCTGACTCTCGACCCTGAAGAGGAAGTCATCCTCGGCTTCGATGGCTCGTTCGCGAATGACTGTACTGCGCTCGTCGCTGTGACAATCCCGAAGGACGGTGAGAAGGCGAAGGTCATCCCGGTTGGGCTGTGGGAGAAGAACATGAATGAGGATGGTCCGGACTGGAGAGTTGACATCTCTGACGTCGAGGCCGCCATCATCAAGTTCTACCAGGAGCATCCGAAGACTCGAGAGATTGTCTGTGACCCCTTCCGGTGGCAACGGTCTATCGAGGTCCTGGCCGAGAAGGGTCTGCCGATGGTCGAGTATCACTCCAGCTCGCCACGGAGGATGGTCCCGGCTAGTCAGAAGTTCCGAGATGCCGTCCTGGATGACCAACTCGTTCACAACGGCGACCCTGCCCTGGCCAGACACTTGGATAACTGTGTAATCAAAACCGACAACCTCGGGCCACGCATCGTCAAAGACAAGAAGTTCAGCCCTCGGAAGATAGACTTGGCTATCTGTGCCGTGACCGCATACGACCGCGCCACCTACCTTGGCACTACAATGGAAGAAGTGGTTCCCCAATTCTTTGGATAGGAAGATGATGTCGACAATTCTTCAGGTAGTCGGAGCCGCCACCATAACGGTTGGCGTTACACTGCTGAGCATCCCCGTCGGTATCATCATCGGTGGAGCCTTCATGATTCTTATTGGATTGGCGTTGGGACGATAGATGGTCTTCAATAGATTCTTCGAAGATAGAGCGATTAGCTTTCAGACTGTCTTCGAGTCAGGCGACGATATTGCCTTCGGCACGTTATCGGACACTCATGTCACCGAGGAGACGGTGTGGCAGATTACGGCTGTCACCTCGGCCGTGAACATGATTGCGAGCACAATCTCGACCCTGCCGGTCGATTGCTTCTACCGTGACGGTGACGGAGCTCGCCGACCCTTCCGTCCGAAACCGGCTTGGGTCAGCCAACCTGACATCGCGATGGCTCGCTCCTCGTTCTACACTCAAGCAATCGTCAGCCTCCTCCTGGACGGCAACGCCTTCATTCGTGTCTTCTCACGTCAAGGCCGCGTCGTCAACCTCATGGTTCTCAATCCGTCGACCGTCGAGGTGAAGCGGAACGGTGGCGGCACTTTGACATTCACTGTGGCCGGCGAGAAGAAAACTCTCGGCGACGACGAGATGATTCACATCACCGACATTCTCCGACCTGGTGACGTCCGTGGTATCAGCCGCGTAAAGATGATGAAGAACGCTTTCGGACTCTCACAAGCTCTTGAAGCCTATGCTTCCATGTTCTTTGGCTCCGGAACTAACATGAACGGAATCATCGAGTTTCCCGGCAATCTTTCGAGCGAACAGGCCGCCGACCTCGCCGCCAATTTTGACCGTCGTCACCGTGGATGGCGCTACGGCCAGAAGACCGGAATCCTATCTGGTGGGGCCACCTTCAAGCAAACTCAGGCAGAGCCCGAGAACGCCCAGGCGATTGAATCACGACGCTTCATGGTCGAGGAGATTGCTCGAGCCTTCTCCATCCCAAGCCACCTCCTGAACATCCCTGGGACGACAAGCTACGCCAGCCTCGAAGAATCCAATCGTAGCTGGTGGGTCACTGGCCTCCGTCCACTCCTGGCACGCCTCGAGGATTCACTGTCACCACTTCTCGCTCGTGAACCTGGCGGTGAGAACGCCTTCCTTAAGTGGAACATCGACTCCATCGTCCGCTCTGACCTGGCGACCCGCTCCCAGGCATACTCGACTGGCCTCCAGGCCGGTTACCTGACCGTCAACGACGTCCGCCGACTCGAGGACCTCCGTCCAATGGAGAGCACCTCAGCCGACGCTGTGCGTGTCCCTCTGGCCAACGTCAACATCGACGACTCGGATGTCCGAGCCCAACGTGAACGAGTCCAGATGGCTCGCGACCTGGTCTTCGCCGGTTACGACCCCGCGTCTGTTCTTGAGATGCTCGGCCTGCCTCCCATCACTCACACTGGCCTACCTTCTGTTCAGCTTCAGAGCGTCGCTCAGAACGCTCAGACTGTTCAGGATGGTGGCGACATCGAATCCCAATACAAGGACGAGGTGACCTAATGCCAATTCTTCACTCTGTTCACACTTTGAGCATCGGAACCCCGACGATGATTGTCACGCCGGACAATATGCCTCAAGAAGTCACCATTCACAACATGACGAAGTCCTCGAACGAGTACATCTTCATCGGTGGCTCTGCCGTGTCTGTTTCAAACGCTCCTCACATTGACCCTGGCGCGACCATCCAGCTCACAATCCGTCCGTCGGATGCTCTGTGGGCTGTCAGCGACCCTGGCGGATTAGAAGTTGGGGTTCTCCAGATTCAGAAGAGGGACTAGCTTCATGCCGTACTTCATCACCGACCGTCACCCTGACTGTGACCAGTGGGCCGTCGTCAAAGAAGACGGCGAGCTCCTGGCCTGCCACGCTGACGAGCAATCCGCAATCGACCAGATGGTCGCGGTGAGCATCTCTGAGGACATGGACCCTGGTGGAACCTATGAGGGTGATGAGTTCCGTGAGGCACTCGCTGACGACGTAGAGGAACGTCAAGTCAATCTCGACCCTCCGGCTTACATGAGAGCGGCCGCACGACGTGGCCTCGAATACTACGAGCAAGGTCTCGGTGGTGACGGTCTTGTCGAACGGACAATCCGTGAGGCTCGTGCCATGGCCAACGGTTCGGTCACCGTGGAAAAATGGACTCGGATTGCCGCTTGGATTGCCAGACACCTTGTCGACCTGGACGCTCCTGCCGCTGACCCCGACAACGAGGCCTACCCCTCCCCCGGTGTTGTGGCTCACCTTCTTTGGGGTTCAGGCCCGTCAAAGAGGGCCGCAGAGCGAGCGCTGGCCTATGCTGAGGGTGTCGTTGGTAGAATTGAAGCCGAGAATGAAGGAAGAGCCCGAGGAGAGAGTGTGAAGAAGCTCGAGACCAGAACCAACCTGACTCAGATTGAGGTTCGGGACGGAAGCGACGGCATGACCTTCGAAGGTTACGCCGCCGTCTTTGACTCTGACAGTCAACCCCTGCCCTTCATCGAGCGAATCAAGCGCGGAGCGTTCACTCGTTCGCTGAAGTCACGGAACAACATCTTCTTCTACTGGAACCACGACTCCGGTCAGGTGCTCGGTTCGACTCGCGCCGGAACTCTCCAGCTCGAGGAAGACGGCCGCGGCTTGAAGGTCCGCGCTCAGCTACCCAACACGACGCTCGGTCGGGACGTCGCCGAGTTGGTTCGTACCGGAGTGATTGACTCGCTCAGTTTCGGATTCACTACTGTCAAAGATTCATGGGACGAGTCCGGCAACCGTCGCACCCTCGAGTCTGTCCGTCTTCACGAAGTCTCTCTGACTCCTGTGCCAGCGTATGAGGGCACCGCTGGGAGCGCTTCGGTTCGTGGCCTGGACAAGATTGCTCAGAGAGCCGACGTGAACGCTGAGGAGCTCGCCACAACTCTTCTGAAGATTGAGGAAGGCGAGGACATCTCCATGGAGGAGAAGAGCCTCGTCTCGAAGGTCCTGGACACTCTGGCACCTGAGCCCGAGGTCGAGACCGTGGAAGAAGTTGACACTGTCGACGCTGACGCTGAAGCGCTGGCGCTTCTCATGCTGAAGAAGAAGAAGCTCGAACTATTGGAGGCCCTCAATGGCAACTGAAGCACAAGTCAAGGCCGCGATTCTGAAGGTCGCTGGCAATCCGACGTCTGGTGTAATCAAAGACCTAGCGGATGAGTTCGCACGGGCCATCGTCGCTCTGGACAATCCACCAGTCCAGAGGGCTAAGGAAACCCGCGTCTCACGTTCTGAGGAGACTCGCTAGGCAACCGGGGCCAGACCCCTTGACACTGGCCCCGGTATCCTCACCTTCTAAGCGGTCGCGACCTGGTACCTGGGGAAGTGTTGCGTGTATAAGAAGGCAAGCTCGGAGAGTGCGACTCTGAGTTCTTCCTTCTCGAAGATGGAAGCGGGCTCGCTTAGCTCGCGGAGGGTCCAGGCGATTGCTCGCTCTAGTTCTTCTGGTGTGTTGCGAGGTGTGGTGTTCATGATGTTTCCTTCCTTGGGGCCCCCGTAGGGGCCCCGGTTGTTGTTGTTAGAAGAGGTCCTCGACGGAGTCCTTGATGACCTGGAGTTCGCTAATCAGGCAGTCAATCTGAGCCGAAGTCAACTTCTGCTTGAGCGAACGACGCTCCATGTGGTACGAGCGCTCCTCGCTGACCATGTTGACCATCATTGCTTCGGTGTTGGCCTTCATCATCTGTTCGAAGTGGACCTGGATGCTCTGGATGTCAGCGTTCAGGTTGGCGATGTCGGTGCGGATGATGTGTGCTGGCTTGGTGGTGTTCATTTTGATTCCTTCCGGTTGGTGTTGCTTGATACTTAGAAGCTACAGGTATCCCGAAACTATGTCAACCCCATTCTCAAAAAATAAATCCCGGGCGTGTCGCAATCCCAGAAGCCGGGATACTCCTCCCCGGTAGAATTGAAACATCGGTTCAGTGTCAACACGGCCGAGAGTCGGTTCAGCGTCAACGCGACCGCGAAACCACAACAACAACAACTAAGGAGACTCATGTCCGAGTTCATCAAGGCTCAGGCAGAAGTTCGCAACAACCTCATCGAGCAGGTCCGGTCCGTATTGGACTCGGCCGAGACCGAAGGTCGCGGACTCTCTGGCGAAGAGCTTGCCAAAATCAACACGATTGAGGCGGACATCGCGAAGGCTGACGAGGCCATCTCTGTGGCGAAGCGTTCCGAAGACCGCAAGGTCGAGACCGCTGAGGCCGCACGCGACTTCCAGCCCGCACAATCCAACATCGAAGAGCGCGACATCTTCCGTGCCCT